GGACCCGCAAGGACTTTATGAAACTGTGGGCCGAGCGCGACAATGGCGGTGGCGGACAGAACCGTAGTATTACTATGGGAACTGAGGCTATCACTAAAAAACGCGGCGCTATGGAGCAGGCTATCTTGCTTCGCAGTGGCAACGACGATCACCTGAGCAAAGAAGAAAGGACAGAATTGCGTAGCAATGAGTACCGCAATATGAGCCTTATAGAAATGGCTGTAGAGTGCATCGAAGAGCGCACGCGTAGCGGATATACCCGCGGCATGAGCAAACGTGAAATTGCCGAACTGGCACTTTGCGGGCGCGAGCGTAGTGGTGGTGGTGCATTAAGCACTTCTGATTTTCCTATACTGCTTGGCAATACGGTGAACCGTGTGCTGCGCGCAGAGTATGAATTGCAGGAGCGCACATTTACACCATTCAGTCGCCAGTCAACAGCAAAAGATTTCAGACCAAAAACCCTTACTCAGATAAGCGAGGGGGACGATATTGATCTGATACCTGAAAGCGGCGAATATGGCAATGCTAAATTCACAGATGCTGGCGTAAGCTACAGTGTGAAAAAGTATGGTAAGATCATCCCAATAACATGGGAGACCATTATACAGGACGATCTTAGCTTTCTTGATCGCATGCCAGCTAAGATAGCTGAAATGTGTGCGCGCAAGCAGAACGATATTGTATGGGCCTTGATACTTGGCAACCCTGTAATGGGCGACACTTACAATTTATTTGATGCTACGCACCACGGCAACGTAGCCGCAACGCCTGGCGCAATTACTGTAGACAATATGGGATTGCTGCGCAAGCTGATGCGCAAGCAAAAAGGACTTGCTGGCAAGACGCATTTGAATATTGCGCCTAAATATTTAGTAGTGGGCCCGGATAACGAACAGCTTGCTATGCAATATACCAGCCTGAATTTTGTACCAACAACGGCAGGTGGACAGAATATATGGGCCAATACTGTAACGCCAATTATAGAGCCTCGCTTTGACGACTATGCAAATGCGAGCGATGATTGGTTCTTTATTGCAGACCCTCGCAGGATAGACACTATTGAGTATGCTTTCTTAGAAGGCGAGCAAGATGTGTTTACTGAGCAGAGAGTAGGATTTGAGGTAGATGGCATACAGATAAAAGCGCGTATGGTATTTGGCGCACAGGTAGTAGATTATCGCGGCTTTGCGAAGAATGCAGGCTCTTAGTCTTAATTGAAAACGAATTTTTTTTAGATCAGATAAAAATATAGTTGGGCGGTGAACGCCGCCCAACTTCACCAAAAAAAAGTATAACCAATGACAAACTACGTTCAATCCGGCAATGTGTTACTGTATCCCAACACTGGCGCATTAATTACAAGCGGTTCTGTTGTTATTGCAGGAAAATTTATTGGTATAGCTGCTACCGACATTGCCGCAACGACGGGCACTGGCGCAGTAAATCTTTGTGGTGTATATAAGCTGGCAAAAACAAACCCTCTTGTTATTACGCAGGGCGACAATTTGTACTGGAATACGGGCACAGGTAAGGTTACTAAGGCGGCCACAGATACCTATATCGGTACTGCATGGCTGAGCGCTGCCAGCACAGATACTATCGTGCAAGTGAAATTGCCTGGGGGTGAGGGAATGGGAACGCAAGGGCAAATTGTTTTTCAGGCGCAGAATGCTACGGCTACTGCGGTAGATTTGCCAACCGCCGAGGCGCTTGCTAATGCATTGCAAACAGACTTTAATGCGTTACTGACCAAGCTAAAGAATAGCGGTCTGATGGCGGCATCTTAATAATCTTTTAAAAGTTCTTTGACATAATGGGTGCGCCGTTTGACATATTTGAAGATGCGCTGATGAATGTTGTAACCGCAATGATGGGTTATGATGCGTCATGGCAACCTTCGACGGGCGGCGACACAATTACCGGGCGGATGTTGTTAAAATATCCAACTAAAAAAGAGGACATTCAAACGGTAAATTTTGCGCATGATTATTACATGGCTGAGTATAAAGAAGCTGATTTTTCTGCATTAAAACCTGCGACAGACCAATCTTCAAATACGGAGCGATTAATCATAAACGGCACAAAATTTACCATCTTGAATATCACCCGAAAATACGATGGTAAAACCTGCGTGGCAGCACTTGAATTAACACCTTAGCAATGGATATAGAAGCATTAGAAGATGATCTTGTTCTGAAACTAAGCATGTCAATCTCGCCGGAAGAGATAGATGTAATGCCACTGCCGGAAGGGCAGAAGGATTACAAGCGGGCAGCAGAAAGACCATTGATAACGGTAGGGTTTCAGGAAAGTAATTTTAAGCCTGAATTGTCTAATGGCCCGGTAATACAAGAAGAAGAGTTGACTATTTATTTCACTCTTCAAGCAAAAGTAAAGCGCTCTCCCCTGGGCATATATGCGATGCGCAATATGGTTTTGGAGGCGCTTGTAGGGTGGACGCCTGCAAATTGCACAGTGCCATTTCAGGTAAAATATTTTGGGCCTCCTAAGTACGATGATGCACTGACGGATGGCGTGTGGCAATATGAATTGCATATGTGTACTATGACGATGCTGGTGCAAAAGAATGCGGAAGAGGAAAGAGTATTGACAACCTACATAAGTCCTATTTTCAACGGTTAAAAGTTTTTCTATGATATTCACATACAAAGGTACAAGTACATTCATGGCCACGGTAGGCAAAGACAATGTGTGGTTTGAGCCGGGCGGCGAGGTAGTATGTGTGCCTAATGACTATATTGAAAAATTATTTTTGCAAGATCAGTTAGCAATATCTGATAAGTGCCCTACGGCAGACAAGGTTGCCTTTTTGAAAAAAATTGGCAAATACGTAGAGCCTGTGAAGCCTGATGGCGGTAAATCATAATTAAAAAGTTTGTTTTTAAAGTAATTTTTATAAAATAGCAGTCATGGCAGTATCTTATCTTCACGGGGTTGAAATGATAAACGTACAGAAAGGCATACGCCCTATTTCGGTAGTGCGTTCTTCTGTTATTGGCCTAATAGGCATAGCCCCAAAAGGCGCGACCAATTCTTTAATTTCGGTATTAAGCCCGACAGATGCGGCGCAATTTGGGGATGAAGTGCCTGGCTTTTCTATTCCACAGGCATTAAATGCTATTTACAAGCAAACGCCTACAGCAGTGCTTGTGATAAATGTATTTAATCCTGCAACAATGGTTACTGCGGTAACTACTGAGGCGCATACGCTTACTGCGGGAAAATTACAATTGACCTTTAGCCCGATAGGATTGCCTACAACCATCAATGTATTTGCATCTGATGGCACAACCCAATTGGGTGGCAGTGCTGGTGCGTGGGTATATGGTACTGATTATACTTTTGATAGCTTCGGTAATTTTACAGCCTTATCTACTGTGCCTGTAAATGGTACAGTTTATAAATTTACTTATAATAAGCTGAATGCGGGCGCTGTAACTAACTCATTGATGATAGGCGGCTATGATGATACATTGGGACGTACCGGGATGGCATTATGGGATACTGCATACAATACATTTGGCTATAAGCCAAAGATACTTATTGCGCCCAACTATAGCAGCGTAAATGCAATAGCTGCGCAACTACAGGTATATGCAACCAAGTATAAGGCATGTACATTCTTTGACGCCCCAGCCTCTACAACCCGCGACACTGCAATTGCAGGCCGTGGCCCTGCTGGCACAATCAATTTCAATTATTCAGATACTCGCGTAGGATTGCTTTATCCTTTAGTAAAGGCATTTGATGCTTATACCAATGCAGATCAGGTGAGGCCGTGGAGTGCGTATATGGCCGGACTGGTAGCTAAGACAGATATAAACGAAGGCTATTGGGTATCGCCAAGCAATCATCCTATACTTGGATTGACTGGCATAGAGCGCAATATAACCTGGGATATTACTGATAATACCGGAACGACTGATGCTAACCAATTAAATCAGGTTGGTATTATAACATTGGCCAACGGATTTGGTACTGGTATTAGGTCTTGGGGCAATAGTTCTTCTGCATGGCCAGCATCTACAGACCCTACACAATTCTTGTCTGTGCAACGCACAAGGGACGTGGTGGAGGAAAGTATAGAATATGCTATGCTGCCATTTATTGACGGCAAGATTGACCGCCCCGTTGTGGATAGTGTGGTAGAGAGCGTGAATGTTTTTATCCGCAGCCTGATAGCTAAGGGCGCATTGATAGATGGCTCTGTGTGTACGTTTGACCCATCATTAAACAGCGATGCAGAACTTGCCCTGGGGCATGTTGTATTCAGCCTTGTAATGATGCCGCCAACGCCAATGCAGCGCATTACGTTCAACAGTTCGATAGATATTTCTTTACTGAAATCTTTATTGTCAACTACGCAAGCGGCATAATTGAAAAGACAAGTAATTTAGTTTAACTTTTTATACATACACGATGGCACTTTCAGTAAACAGGATTACCAACGCCAACCTCTATATAGATGGTAATAATAAGTTGGGACAAGCCGAAGAGATCAGTTCGCCGGACATAAAGTTTAAGTTCTCGGAACACAAGGCTATAGGTATGATCGGCTCCATTGAATTGCCAGCCGGTATTGAAAAGATAGAGGCAAAAATAAAATGGAACTCATTTTATGCTGATACTTATGCCAAGTATGCTAATCCATTCAGGCCATGTCAAATAATGATAAGAGCCAACGTGGAAACTTACCAAAGCAGCGGCAGAACAGGACAGCAGCCATTGGTAGTATTTCTGACAGGGCAGTTTAAAAATACGCCTACTGGTAATTTTAAGCAGCATGACAATGTGGAATACGAAAGTACATTTAACTGTACTGGTGTAAAGCAAATGATAAATGGCGTAACTGTGCTGGAGTATGATGCGCTTGCCAATATCTACAAAGTAAACGGTGTAGATGTATTTGCAGACTACCATACAAATACCGGAGCATAATACCTAAACAATATTAAATGCCAGGGCGGGGCCATGCGCCTCGCCCTTTTTATTAAACCAAACTAAAACAAACTTTTATGGCAACCAAAGCAAACATTTCCTTGCAATCTGTAATAGATGCAATCAAAGCAAAAGAAAATATTGA